GCGCCAGCGCGTCAGCTTCAGCCTTCTGCTTCTCGGCGTCAACCTCTTCGCCGCTCTTGATGAGCGGGTTGATCTCGTCGGCACGGTAGCCCATCTCCACGGCGGCCTGGCGGACGAACTCCGCACGGTCGGCCTCGGGGAGGGGCAGGGCCAGGTTCATCAGGAGCAAGAACTGCTGCACCCGCTGGTCCCGCGTCATGTTGTTCTTGGGCGTCAGGGACACCAGGATGTCGGCGTCAACCGCGATGTCCTGGTTGTTCCAGGCCCATTCGAACTCGTTGCCCGCGTCGTCCGTGTACCGGAGCATCCGGTCCTGGTCGTAGTTCACCTGCATCAACTGGAGCATGGTCCGCGCGATGCTGATGTACCAGTCCTCCAGGGCGCTCCGGCGCTCGGACTGGCGCATATCGCCCCGGTCCGTGACCGTCTGGACCTCGGTGGCCGTCGTGCGCTTCGTGGTGAACACGCCGCGCATCGGCTCGGAGACCCCAGTGCCTTCCTTCATCTCGACCTGGATACGGTCCTGCATCTCGAACGCTTCGCTCGGGAGGGGCGGCGGCTGGAGCACGGAGTACGCGCTGCCGTCCACGCCCTGCGTCCCGACCAGCTCGCCCATGACCTGAGACTTCAGGGCGTTCTTGCCCTTCTCGGTCAGGCCCTCCTCAGGGCCGATGATCTTGGGGATGCTGCGCTCGATGTACTGGGAGAGCATCGTCCGGTAGGTGTCAAGCTCGGTCAGCGCGGGGGAGATCATGCGCATGTCGCCGATGCCCTCGAACTGCGAGCTGTCCTTGCGGACGAGCAGAGGCTTGAAGGGGCTGCGGTCCTCAAGGTCCGCGTTCAGCATCAGGGGGTTGATCCGCTGGTGCAGGATCACGTCGCCGCGTCCCTTCGGGAAGATGGTCACAAGGCCGGTCTCGAAGTCCCACATCTCGCAGAGGGTAACTCGCTCGTCGTCCGCGTACTCGTCTCGCTCGATCTCGGGGTACATCCCTGGGTCGGAGTCGCCGAAAGTCTCAATGGCGCTGTCCGAGCTGATGCTCTCCAGGAGGTCGCGGCCCTTGCGGTCGCCGTACTTCTCGGTCACGAACTCGGACCAGACCGGGTGGTTCTGCGCCTCGTACAGCGGGACGGAGGTGTACTGGCAGACCCACCGGATATCCTCGACGCGCTTCGCGCTCGGGTCGTAGCGGATCATCTGCCAGGGGACATACTCGACGCACACGCGGTCACGGATAACGATGTCCACGTCGCGGACGACATCCAGCTCGGCCTCCGGCACGTCCTCGGGGGAGATGCCGCGCTCCTCCGCGATGCGGCTGATCTGCGCCCGGAGGGCCTCCTCGGGGACATCCTCGATGCCCTGGGCCTCCTGGTAGTCGTAGTACACCTTGACCCAGCCGACATCCACGAGCAGCGCGTCCTTCACGGCGTCCTTCGCGCGCTTCTGGCCCTTGGTGTCCCGCCACGCCTGGTTCAGGGCGGCGGTCGCGGCGGTGGCCTGGAGCCTCGTCCCGTTCCCGATGACGCTGCACAGGAACTCGATGTCCACGGCGGTCATGCTCGCGTACATCGTGTCCACGAGCCCGATGCCGGAGACCACGGAGACGAGATGCCCGTCCTCGGTGATCTGGTCGCTGTTCGCCTTGTTCCGGTAGCGGCCCACGAAGGACTCGCGCTCAGACTTGCCCTTTTCGTACTTCCGGTCGGCGATAGACAGCCGACGCCGGTAGATCTTGAGGACAACCTCGTCGGTGCCCATCACGGGGTTCGTGCTAGAAATCGGAACGGCCATATTCTACTCTCCTAGCGTTGCCGGATGGTCGGGGCAACGAAGTCCGGGCGCCGCTTAGCGCGGGGTCCGGTAGCGGCTGTCAACTGGCCGAATACATGGCCGTAAGTCATCGGTCCGGGTTGCTCCTCTTCCTCGGGCTCCGCGCTGCGGGACTGGAGGGGGATCTGCGCCACGGCGTAGCGGAGCGCGTCAACGATGTGGCTCGTCCAGTCGTGCACGGGGGAGGAGCCGACTCGTACCCCGTCCTTGTCAAGGTTCCACTTGTGCGTCGCCAGCGCGTGGGACACCCGCTCGGCGTTCATCTTGTTCACGTAGACCCGACCCCCGGCCATCATGTTGGACAGGATCCGGATCGCGTAGTCCGGACTGCGCTTCGTCGCCGGGATGATGGGCACCCCCGCGGAGCGCAGGTCGTCGATCACGCTGGTCGTCACGCCGACGCGACGCCCAGCCCCGGCAGGGTCGCCGTAGTTCTGGCGCGTCTTGGTCCCAGGCGGGAACCAGCCTTCCAGGTGGTCCTTGTACAACCGCGCCCAGTCCCCGGAGGAGAGGTCTTTCGCCTCCAGGAAGTCGATCACCCGGATCTCCGGGAAGAACTTGCCGACCCCCGGCGTGATCTCCACGGGGTTCCAGGCGACCTGGAGGAAGATGCATACCCCTGGGTCGCCGATGCCGAAGTCCCAGCCGGTGTACAGCGGGAGCTTGGGGTCGAAGTCCAGCGGGATGCAGAACTTGTCCGGATCCCACTCGGGGAACACCCCGCCCTCGACCAGGCCCACGAACTGCCCGAGCACTTCCTGCTCGTACCAGCGGCCGCTGTACGAGACCTCCATCTCGGCCACGTAGTCCGGGGGGAGGTGGATGTTCTCCGCCATCGGCGCGTTGTACCAGGAAGCGTTCGGGTACTCGGACCGCAGCTCCCCCTTCGGGTGGAACACGTTGTACATCCAGTCGTACCCGTTGGGCGTGCTCGCGACGAACGCGGCGTACTCATACCCCGGCTGGCGGAGGCGGCCCGTGAGCAGCTTCCAGTCCTTGAGGGACACGTTGCGCCCCTCGTCGATGAAGGCCCAGCAATACTCTGGCCCACGGATGATGTTGTCCGGCTTGTCCAGTGAGCGGAGGCGGATCTTGGCGCCGTTCCGCAGCGTCAGCTCCATCTCCTGCTTGCGGTAGTCCTTGCTCATGTCGGCCAGGCCCGTTCGGGCCATGATCTCTTCGAGCTTGGGGACGATGATGTCGCGCAGCGCCGGATAGGAGACCGCAGCGACTACGCCGACGGGAGGGTGGTGCACACCCTTCGGGACGGGCTGGAGAGCGTACTTCAGGCCACGGATCAGGCCCGCGTACGTCTTGCCAGACCCCAGGCCCCCCAGGAATGCGGAGTATTTCTCGTCACCTAGGACGAAATCCGTCTGCGAACCGGGGTTCAGGGACAGAGACCCTAGGTTCACAGGTTTGACCCCTCTCGGTCGCTCTCAGGGGCCCCAGCGGGGCTGTGGGGAGGCGTATCAGGGATCTGTGTGCCGGGCGGCAGCGGCGGCAGGACGTGGGACCAGGGATCCTGCTCCAGTCCTCGCTGTTTGTGGCGCGCGGTGCACACGCTGTAACCAGCAACGCCCCACAAAAAGCACGTAAAGAGGAACAACCCTGCCCAAAGCGGGTCCATCATGCCTCCTAAGCCTCGATCATGGCGGGCGGCTGGAGAAGCGCCGCGAAGTTAGGGGCCGCGGGGGCCTCTTCCTCGTCGTCGGATAGGAATCCGGTCGGCTTACCCAGGACGTACTCCAGGACGACCAAAGCGGCCTTCACGCGCAGCTCCGGTTTGACCTCCTCGAAGCCCGCATCCCCTCGGATTACGGCCACAAGGGTCGATGCGGCGTCCGCGGCGCCCTGGAGGAGTGCCTCACGGGCGTCTGGCTCGGGGTTCTCCCGTCGCTTGCGACGCTCGGCGGACCGGCGACCGGCCTCGGCGGCACTCTGTGAGTCGAACTTCGGCATCTGAGCCTCCCCGGCCGCAAAGTCGATGTGTAACGTAATGTAACGAAATGTAGCATAAAGAAAATAAGTGACTCTACTTGAAAAACGCAATGTAAACGCGCAGGTCAGAGGGGGTAAAAAGAGAAGTGAAAGTAAAGTTGCAGGTTATTACCGTTAAATAAGGTATTATTACCCTCAATCCCCGCAAAGTCCCCGTTCAACCCCGTATCCGGCGCCGCAACGGGCCCGTTCCCGCCCCGTTCAGCCCCCGTTCCGGGCCCCGTTGGCCTAAACGGCGGCGGGCTGAGAGCGGTTCTGCCGCAGGGCGTGTGGACTCTGGCGTGCTGTGGGTCATCTACCCCCGGCGAGGGGGCGTGGGGCCGTGGGGGTGTCGGTCCGGCCGTTGCCCCGGTGCGCAACATTGCTGCGGTTTGCGCGTCGCGTGCTCGTGCTCGTGCTCACCTTGTGCTCGTGCCCTTGTGCCCTCTCCGATCGTGGGCGGATGCGCGGTGGACTCACGCGCGATATGTCATATCCACCATGTACGCTAGAGGGCTATGCGCGGCTAGGCGGGCGCTTGCTTCTGCCATATATAGTACACCTTTTCGCCCGCTTTGTCAAACACGCAGCGTACGGCCGGTGTCCGAGGGGTCGATCCCCTCCGTGCTGGGGACCTTGCTACGATCCACGGTACAAACACGGGCGCGACGGGGCGTTGCGCGGTGCGGCGGCAGGGTTGCGCGGGGGAGCAACGGAGCTTCCGCGCGGCGCCGCTTTGTCGGCATATGGCCTATATCACCTCGGTAAAGGTCTCACCTTGCGCCTCGGAGCGCCCCGGACGGCCGCTTTGCGCCTCGGATCCGCCCGCAGCGCCTCCCTGCGGCGGAGTCGGGACGCTGCACCGCAACGGATCTCAAGCCCTCCGGAATGCTTTGACGTCAAAGCAACGCCCTGACCTGCGTGTTTGACACGTCGGGTACCGTCTTACCGGGACGGCCGACCGGCCGGACCGAGGACGGACGGGAAGGAACGTTGCGATGCATCCATGTGAGGACCGGGACCGGGGCACTTGCTCCGACGGCTTCGGGATCGTGTTCTACCGTGGCTCCGACGGCTTCGGGCACTGGCTGTGCTACGGCCACCGTGAGGACCGACGGGACGGAAGGAAGGTGACACGGTGAGGCGGACATGCGAGCGATGCGGTTCGGGCTTTGTTCAGACTGGAAAAGGCCGACCCCGCAAGCTTTGCACGACGTGCGCTCCGATGCGGAGCAAGTCGGGCGAAGGATCCACAAAGGCGTTCCAGTGGCCCGACGGGCGCAACGCCCAGGGCGACCGCACGGATGGCGGCGTGCCGGAAGGCAAGCCGGAAGCGAAGCCCGAGGGCACGGACAGCCACGCTTGCAAGCGGGGCGCCATGGCCGACGGACGCACTATGTTGCACTGCGCCTGCGGACATGATTACCCCTACAGGATGCGACGGGGTGCCGAAGGATCCACGGAGCGGCGCAAAGCCGAAGCTTACCTAGAGGCGCGCCCTTGCAAGCGGTGCGAGTCCGGGATCGAAGCGGACGCGGACGCGGACGCAACGGAGGGCGCAAAGGCGGACACGGAGCCGGAAGCAACGGAGCCGCCGAAGGGCAAGCCGGAAGCAACGGAGCCGGACCCGTCCGACGTGGCCGACGTGCTGGCGTCGTGGCCGTCGCTCCCCGAGGGCGAGACCTTCCACGCCGTGCTCCCGGACGTGTTGCTACTCGCGATGCGGCGGATCCCGGTCTGGATGCAAGGGCCTCCCGGCACGGGGAAGAGTCGGATGCCGGAGCAAGTCGCTGCGGCGCTTGACCTTCCCCACTATTCCTACTCGTGTTCGGAGCAGAAGGCCGAGAGTACCCTTTGGGGACTCTTGGATGCCAACGGGCGCTACCGTGGCACCTTGCTGCGCCAGGCGTACGAACACGGTGGGGTGTTCGTGCTAGACGAGATCGACGCTGGCAACCCGAACACGACCGCCGGGCTAAACACGTTGCTTAGCAACGGATATGCGCCATTCTCCGATGGTACGATGGTGCGCCAACACCCCGACTTTGTGATCCTGTGCAACGCCAACACGGCGGGGCTTGGCCCGGAGTCCGGATACATCGGACGGATGGGCGTTGACCTTGCAACGCGGGACCGCTTTGTCACCGTTCACGTTCCGATCGACCCGATCGTGGAATCCGCGATGGTGCGCGGCGCGATGGGACTAGACACGGCTGCGGACGCGAGCCGTTCGCTCCGCAAGGGAAAGGCGCTACTCCGGGATCGGGCTATCGCTTCGCTTGACCGGCCGACCCCCGAAGCCGTCCTAGCGGCCGTCAGAACGGTCCGTGAGCGGGTCGAGGGCCGATTCCGTGGCTCCGTGGTCACGCCACGGTGCGCGCTGCACGCTGCAATGATGGTGACCCTTGGATGGGCACTCCGTGACGCTATCGCTTCGAAGCTCCCTGGGATCGACGCCAACGGCGTCGAGACTGTCACGGAGGGGATCGGCCGATGAACACGGGCGACCCCATCCGTGGCCGCGTGGAAGGCGCCTCCCTGCGCTACGGGACGGCCACCATCGCGACCCGCATCTGGGAGCATCCTTGGGATGCTGCGGCGTACGTTGACCGCTCCCCGGTGCGCGCGGACGATCAAAGTCGCACCAAGTCGGGAGGTTCCTTCCACGGTGGATGGTCGTGGGAGGAAACTGTCACGGCGGCGCGCGACGGCTGGCCCGGTGGCGCTGGGATCCTCGGACTAGACGCGGGCGCCGATGCGCAGGTCCGGCAGTCAACGCGACCTGCGCCTGTATGGGACGTGGAAGGTGACGCGGTTGACGTGGGCGCCTTCCTCGCCGGTGAGCCGGAATGCATGGTCAGTATGCGCCGCTCCGTACGCCAGGCGCCCGTCCTGCGCATCGGGGTCGAACGGTGTATCGACGGGGGTACGGATGAGCGCGAGATCCGCGCGGTTGGCGCTACGGTGGCCAGCGTCGTGGAAGCCTTGCGCCTGAACGGCGTCCCCTCCGAAGTATGGAGCATCACGACGCTGGGCGCGTCAAGCGGGGGCGACGGGGTGCAGTACGCCATCCGGGCGCAGCGCGCGGGCGATATGGTCGATAGCGATTTGCTGGCGTTCTGGTTGGCGCACCCCGGCACGCTGCGGCGGATAGTGTTCGCGATGATGGAACGCGAGGACGGAGATTTTAGGCGCCGGTACAGTGTCGGACGCAGCGGATCCTATGGGATCGTCCCGAACGCGGCTGACGCCACGGACCCGCGCTATGCGCACCTTGACCTAGACACGGTGGCCCCGGCGTACCGAAACACCGCCGACACTTGGGCGGCCGACTTGCTTGACCGGCACGGCGTAGGCTTCGGGAGGCGGCCATAATGACAACCGTAAAGCGATACAGGATTCT